GACGCTTGCCGGTATCCGCCGTTCCCGACGATGAGCGCGCACTGATAGACGGTCGAGTAGAACAACTCGCCGTCTCGGATGCCGGCCGCGTAGCTCGGCAGCGGGCCCCCAGTGTGCACCGGCCACCGGGCAGAGAGCGGGCGCCAGATCGAGCCCCCGACCTCGCGATAGAAAAAGTCGTCGACGTCCTCGAGATAGCAGACCATCCCGTCGGAGAGTCCAGACTCGGGAAGCACGGCGTCGCGCTGCGAGGCGCTGTCGAAGTGCATGATGACTTGATCTTGTAGGTAGCCCTGCACCTCGGCCGCGGTGAGGCGCTCACGCGTCCATCGCTTCCAACCCAAACCGGCCACGGGTCGTCGTCCTCTCGTCGTTCGTTGCGGTCAGGGTGTCACGGCCCGTGACGTCACGCGGCCGGCACACCCCACGTCCCGCCGTAGGGGGCGAGCACGTCGGGCCCGTCGAGGGTGCTCACCTCGAGCGCGAGGTAGCCCGACGGGTTCGCGTCGCCCGGGGTCGGTGCGCCCATCGTCGAGAACGTGATGCTCCATCCCTCGGGGGTGATCTCGTGCTCGATGCCGAGCACGCCGAGTGTCTGCCGCACCGTCGGCCCGACCTCGGGGTGGTACCGGGTCTCCCACCGGTCGCCGAGGTCGGTCGAGCACACGGCCCGCCACGCGCTCGCGTCGGCCGTCCACGGTGCCGGCGAGATCCGGTCGACGCGCAGCTTCGGCCGGCTCATCGCGACCAGTAGGTAGCCCGTCCACTCGCGCACCTCGGCGTCGTCGAAGAGCGCGAGGTCGCGCCGTTCGACGCCGCGCTGCCGGTGCATCGCGATCGACCACGCATCGTCGCGGCTGCTCACGACGGGCTCGTCGCCGTCGCCGACCGCTCGGCGCTGCCCGATCGCTCGGTTCACGAGCCCGGCCGTGCCGAGCGTCGCCGTGATGTCGTCGTAGCAGCAGTGCGGCTCGGCGTTCGCCTCGCCGTGCCAGTCCGAGAACGTGCCGCGCACCGGGCCCGAGAGTTCGCTGCCGCGGGATCGGATGACGAGCCGGTTCGACGCGTCGACCCACACGCGGCCGAGTTCGGCGTCGACGGCCTCGGTGATGTCGTCCCACCCGGCCGTGAGCTTCGTCGGCGCGAGGTCGGCAGCGAACCCGGTGTCGCTGTCGGCGCTCACCGTGCTCGAGGTGAGCCCCACCTCGTCGAGCACCCGGTAGACGCGCGAGCGCAGCCCCTCGCCGGCGCCGACCCCCGGCTCGGGTCGCCCCTCGGCAGCCCACCGCGCGAGTTCGGCGATCCGGTCGGACGCGACCAGCGAGACGACGGGGGGGCCCGTCTTCACGTAGCTCACGGGCACGTCGTCGAGTTCGCCGGTGAAGAGCGTCGCCGACCACGAGGCGCCGTCGTTGTCCTCGCCCCACGCGCGCAGCCGGATCGGGGTGCCGGCGTGCAGCGCGTCGGCGTTGACCATCGGGTCGAACCGGCGCTCGCTGTCGACCAGCTCGACGACCAGCTCGCCGGCCTCGGCCCGGGTGAGCACGCCCTGCATCTCGGTCGCGCCGCGGCGAGCGCGCACCGCGCTCACGTCACACACGACGTTCACCCACTCGCCCGAGCCCCACCCGAGCAGATCCTCAGAGTCGAGTTCGCTCACGTCGAGCGAGAACGTGCCCTCGATGACGGACGGCTGCACGTCGATCGCGAGGTTCGGCGCCCCCGGCGACGCGATGATCGTCGTCGGGTTGCTGGTCGCCGTCCCCCCACCGAACGCGATGCCGAACGCATCGCCGAACCCGTCCACCTCAGACCACCGCGAGCAGATCGAGCCACGCGCGCGCCTTCGCCGCGTTGCCGGTCGGGGTGAGGTGGATCGAGTCGAGGGTGAAATCGCGGCCGGGGTCGGTCACGTTGTAGCCGGCGTGCGGGCCGAACCGGTCGGTCAGATCGAGCAGCGGCACGTCGCGCGAGTCGGCTGCGTCGTAGACGGCCGCGCCGATCTCCGGCCACGGGGTGTCGGTCGAGCCGATGTCGCTCGGCTCGTTCGAGAACGTGACGGCCACGCTCGCGTCGCGGGCTCGAGCGCGGTCGATGAGGTCGCCGAGGTTCTGCTGAAACGTCGCGGTCGGGACGTCCTGCCACCGGTCGTTCGCGCCGAGCTCGATCACGACGAGATCATGGTCGACGTTCGCCGGGTCGAAGAGCGACGAGGCGACCGAGAGCGCCGCGGTCGATGCCCAATCGACCGAGCGTGAGCCCGAGATCCCGGCGTTCTCGAGCACGATGCCCGTCACCGGTCGGAACCCGGCCGCGTAGACGTAGACCGGTGCGGCCGTCGTCGGGCTCACGGTCGCCGTGTGCGCCGCGTTCGAGAGCCCGGTCACCGTGTGCACCTGCACCCCCTGCGCGCCCCCGGCCGGCGTGCGGGTGGTCGTCGCGCCCCCGTCGACGCTCACGGTGAACGGGCCCGAGAGCCGAGTCGTCACGATCTCGAAGACGGTGCCGGTACCGGCCACCGTGCCCGGGGTGCCCTGCACGATCGTCCCGTAGGGCAGCGAGTACGAGCCGCTCTCGAACGAGATACGCGGGTCGGCGAGCGAGCCACCCGAGATCGTCGAGTGCACCAGCTCGCCGACGACGTGGCCGGCGCGGCGCAGCTCGCCGGCGAGGAACGTCACGGCGTCACTCGTGCCGCGCACGCTGCCACCCCCAGCGCCCGCGGTGAGCGAGTCGCCGACGAACGTGAGCCGGCACAGCCCGGCACCAGCTCGAGCGGCCGCGATCGCTGCGCGTACCCGGCGCGTGTTGCTCGCCTTGAGGTTGTAGACCGAGCGCGCCGGGTCGAACGGCCCGGGTCGCCGGCCGGCGTGCTCGGGCAGCGAACGCGCGACCGCGGCGTCGTGGTAGTGCTGCCCGAGCGCGTACCAGTCGGTGCCCTGCGCGGGTAGTGCGGGAACGATGCTCACGGTCGTCGTCTCCATCCGGTGCCGTTGCGCTGCTCGTACGCGCGGATCTCTTCGACTCGAGCCCGGCCGCGCTCGGCCTTCGAGAGCTGCTGACGGTCGATCGAGCCGCGCAGCTCGAGGTCGAGCGTCGCGTTCACGATCATTGCCGGGCCGATCTGCGCGCCGACGAGCGAGGGGGCGCCGTACGCGCCGGCCACCGGCGCACCTCGGCCGACGTTGATCGTCGCCGAGCGCCCCTGCCCGTAGTTGCCGGCGAGGTCGTCGAGGTACTCGCGCACGGCCGGGCCCCCGCGCGTCTCGACGTGGATGAGCGCGAGCCGGTACTGCGAGGCGAGCCCGTCGAGGTAGTCGTCGACGGCCGGGCCCCCTCGGCTCTCGACGTGGATGAGCGCGAGCCGGTCGGCGACGGCGAGCCCCCGCAGGTAGTCGAGCACCGGCGGGCCCCCGCGGCTCTCGACGTTGACGATCGCGAGCCGGCGCGCGTTCGCGATGCCGTCGAGGTAGCCCTTCACGGCCGGGCCCCCGCGGCTCTCGACCTCGACCGTCGTCTCGCGATCCTCGGCTGCCTCGTCGATCTCGCTCGCCGTCTTCGGCCCACCGGTGAGCCGCAGCACGGCCTCGATGTCGCCGTTCTCCTGCGCGGTGACGAGCTGGTCGATGAGCCCCTGCATCTCGTCGCGGGCGCCCTTCGAGAGCCCGGGTGTGTTGAGCTTCCCCCGCAGGTTGTCGAGCATCGCGCCGGCGCGCACGTTCGCCTCGTCGACGTCGGTGAGCACGTCGCCGGCTGCCTGCCGAGCCTCGACCGCGGCGTCGCCGGCTGCATCCCCCGCGGCGAGCGCGGCCGTCATGAGCGCGACCTGCGCCTCGCGCTGCTCGTCGACCGAGGTCGTGCCGTCGTCGGTCGCCTCGTTCGCGGCGTCCATCGCGTCGAGAAAGCGGAACTCGGCGCTCTCGGCCGCATAGGTCGCGTCGATGCGCTCACGGATCGCGGCCACGGCGTCGCGGGTGACGGCGTTGTGCGCCTCGATCGCTGCCTTCGCCCGGTCGGTCGACTCGGCCTCGGCTGCCTGCGCGTCGGCCGCTTCACCAGCGAGCCGCGAGAGGGTGCTCGTCGACACCCCCCCGGCCTCGAGCGCGCCGGTGAGCGCGTCGACGGCCGCGGTCGCGAGAGCTGCCTTGTCGGTGCTCTCGTCGAGTTCGCCGGCGAGCTGCTGCTGCTCGTCTGCGGTGTCCTCGGTGCTGCCGCGCAGCTCGGCGAGCGCGTCGGCCGAGTCGCGCGCGGCCTGCCCCTGCGCGGTGATCGACGACGTGACGTAGCCCTCGGCGTCTTGCACCGTCGTCGTCTGCGCGTCGGCGTAGGCGAGCAGCTTCTCGCGCACCCGGTCGTAGGCTTCGCCCCCCTCGAGCACGGCCTTCGTCACGTCGCCGCGCGAGACGCCGGCACGCTCGGCCGAGGTGAGCACGCCGGCCTCTTGAGCAGCGAGCGCCGCTTGCTGCCGCACCGCATCGGTGACGACCCCGTTCGACTCGCGTAGCGCGGTCGTGAGCGTCTCCTGCGCGCGGGCCGTCGCCTCGGCTTGTGCTTCGTTGTCGCCGGTAAGCGAGTTGAGGATCGCGAACCCGGCACCCACGGCGAGCAGCGCGATCCCGAGCGGGCCCCCGAGCACCGTCGCCATGCCGGCGCCGGCGACTCTCATGCCACCCATCGCGGCAGCGGCGACCCCGCTCGAGCCGGCCGCGGCCACCGCGGCAGCCGAGAACCGGCTCGCCGCACCCTGCGCCGCGGCGAGCGAGGCGGCGAGCAGCCCCCCGCTCTCGGCCGTCGCCCGGTTCGCGAGCCCGAGAACGACGGCCGCGACCGCGGCGAGCCCGAGCGGCGCCGGCACCCCGGTCACGACGTCGACGAGCGCGCCGAACGCCTCGAGCATCCCGGTCAGGATCGGCACCAGCACCGAGCCGAGTTCGCGGCTCACGCTGCCACCGGTCGACGAGAGATCGGCCATCGCGGCGTCGTAGTCGCGCGCGGCCTGCACGTCGTCCTCGTCGAACGGGGTGCCCATCGCCTCGAACACCTCGTCGACCGAGCGCCCGCTCACGAGTAGCGCGTTCATCTGCTTGTAGCCCTCTTCGCCGAAGAGGCGAAACCCGGTCTCGTTCCGCTTCGTCGCGTCGGGGATGCGCTGCAAGTGAGCGAGCGCATCTTGCAGGGTGAGCGCCCAGTTCGTCGTCCCGTCGGCGTTCACCTTCACCTCGGCGCCGAAGCTCGAGAGCGCCTCGGCGTCGCCCCCGACGACCTGCGCGAACGACGCTTGTATCTCGACGAGATCGCCCATCTCGAGCCCGAGCTGCTGCGCGACGGCGAGGAACCGGCCCCCCTCTTCGACGGTCGAGTTCATGCCGATCGCGAGCGCCGAGGCGCCGCGGGCCCCCTCGAGGAACCCGCTCACGCTCTCGCTCACCCAATCGGCGAGCGAGACGCCGGCCACCAGCCCGACGACGGTGCCCTTGAGCCCGTCGACCTCTTCGCGGAATCGCTCGGCGCCGCGGCCGGCGTTGTCGCTCGCGGTGGCGCCGGCGTCGGCCGCATCGGTCGCGTCGCGCTGCGCCTCTTCCTGCGCCTCGAGCGCCTGCGCCGTGTTGCGCGCGGCGAGCTGCACGCCGCGTTGCGCCGAGGCGACGCGTTCCTCGGCCGCGACGAGCTGCGAGCTGCCCTCGCCGTAACGGTCGCGCACCTCTTCGAGCTTGCGCTCGGCGATCGCGAGCTTCCCGGCTGCGTCGGCCTCTTTGTTGCGAGCGAGCGCCACCCGGTCGGCAGCCGAGGCGACGTTGTTCGCCGCGGTGTCGACCGCGGTCGCGGTGCGCTCGGCCTCGTTCGTGAGCTTGCCGAAGTTCGCCTCGGCCGTGCCGGTCGTCGCGTCGACGATGAGCCGCAGCCGTTCCTCGAGAGCCACCGCTCACACCTTCCGTCGTTGCAGCTCGAGCCACCCGTCGCGCACGGCCTCGAGGTCGGTGATCCGTTGACGTCGGGCGACGTCGGGCGCCCACCCGAGAGCGAGCGCGGCCCACGTCACCCAATCGCGGACGTAGGCACCTCGGACGGGGGGACCGGTGGCACCTCGTCGTCGACGAGCCCGACGAGCTGCTCGAGGCGCTTCCCGGCGTGGAGCTGAAACGCGCCCTTGATCGCGCCGAGATTGAGGCTCGCGAGGTGGCCGGCTGCCTCGTCCTCGGTGGCGCCGGCGTGCAGCGTCGCGACCAGTAGCCACGCCTTCGCCTGCCGCAGCGAGGCAAGCGGGTTGAGCCGAGCCCACGGGAGATCGGTGAGCGCCTCGAGCCGCTCCACCTCGTCGAGCGTGAGGTCGTCGCTCGCGACGTCGCCCCACCTCGAGCCGAGCTTGATGTTCCACCAGTAGCCACCGTGCATCGCCGAGGTCGGGTCGGCTGCTGCCTCGGTGCTCGTCGTGATCGTCACGTTCCCCCCATGTGTCGTCGGGTCGCCGCGGCGAACACTGCCACCCCCGCCACGCCGGCGTCGCCGTGAGCCCGTGCAAACGCCTTCGCGACGGGTTGCTTCCCCCTCGTGCCGGGGTGCTTCACGCCGAAGCGGGGGCCGTAGCCGGGCACGACCACGAGCGAGCCTCGACGGGCTCGACGCCGGCGTGCGGTGCCACCTCCGGCGAGCGTCTCGCCCGAGGTCGCGTAGCGGCGCCGGCCACCGGCGCCGAGCACCCCCGAGTAGTCGAACGGCTCGCGGTGCGCCTTCGTCGGCCCCTCGACGAGCATGATCGGGCCCGTCGGCACGACGATCCCGCGGGCCGAGCGGCCGGCGCCGTCGACTCGGGTCGAGAGCTTGATCGTCGCGCCCTTGCCCGAGCGCACCCGGGAGAGCCGCAGATCACCCCCGGTCGCGAGCAGCAGCTCGGCTCGGGTCGCGTCTTCGAGCACCTCGGCGCCCGAGCGCACAGCCTCGGGGGTCGCCTCGACCAGCGCGCCGGGCAGCAGAGCCACCCGGCGCGCGTAGTCGTGCAGCTCGTTCGTCACGCCGCGGGGATCTCCGTCACGATGCCGGTGCCGGTGATGAGCCGGGCAGCACCGTCGACGCCGAAGAGCCGGTCAGGCTTGCGGGTGCAGTCGAAGCTCACCGTGTCGGTGAGGTTCGCCCGCGGTGCGCCACCGAACCCGGTGTCGTGGAGGTTCACCCGGCCGACCGCTCGAGGCGGGTTCGTGGCGCCGTCGAGCGCGAGCAGAAAGAACGCCTCGCTCGCGTCGTTCGCGGCGAGGAACGCCTGCCAGCCCTCGCGCACGGTGATGTCCTGCAAGAACTCGGCGTCGAGCGTGTACCGGGTCTCGCCCGGCTGCACGCGGCTCGACGACGGCCCGCAGAACGTCGCCGGCACGTCGATCGTGCTCGACTGCTTGCTCGCCGTGAGCTTGCCGCTCGTGATCTGGCACGAGAACGCCTCGGTCTCGGGGAAGTCGGCCGCGACGGTGGTCGCTGCCGTCTTCCCCCCCGGCGCCTGCCACGCGTCCGAGTAGCCGGTCGCGGTCTTGTCGACGACGGTGAGCAGCAGCATCGCGTCGGTGATCTGGAAGACGGTGGTCGTCATGGTGCGGGGTCTCCTGTCGGTGCGGTGAGTGTTGCCGGGCAGAGCGTGCGAGGCGAGATCGGCACCTGCACGACGAGGGTGATCGAGCGGACGCTCGGCCCCCCGATGTCGAGCTGCTCGGGCCCGGCCGTCATCGGGCTCACGGTCGAGCCCGCTGCGAGCCGTAGCCCGGTCGGGATCTTGACGGCCATGAGCCGGGCCCACGCGATCGCGAGCAGCGCGTCGAGCCGCTCGACCTGCGTGCGGTCGTTCCCGTCGACGGTGAAGACGAGCGGGAACGTCGCGACGAGCCCGGCACCCTGCGCCGAGAGCGTCGCGGCGTCGACCCACCCACCGGGCACGACGGGGGTGAGCAGCGGGTAGGGGTCGACGCGCTCGGCCGACCACCCGACGTCGACGAACGTCGCCGCGAGTTCGGCGTGCAGCAGCGTCCGAGCGTCGGCGAGCGCGTTCGCGGGCAGCTCGGGCAGCCCGGTCGGGGTGGTCACGCGAACCCCCACCCCTCGCGGAACGGTGCGAGCAGCGAGTCGACGCCGGCGAGCTGGTCGCGGGAGATCCGCAGCGCCTCGCCGGTCGCGCTCCACGCGTTGAGCACGCCGAACGACGCGTCTTTGCGCCGGTACAGCTCGACCGAGAGCTGCACCGCTGCCTCGAGGATCGACGCCGGCACGAGCCCGGCCGGGAACGTGACGAGGATCTGCCCGGGTTGCACCTCGTACGCGATGCGGCCGGCCACCGCGCGCAGCTCGAGGTCGAGGTCGATCGCGATGCACGCGGCCGGCACCTTCCCCGTGATGCGGTCGGCGTCGATGTCGCGCTCGGCGAGCCGTAGCTGCGCGAGCGCACCCGCGGCGATCTCGGCGTGAGCCTCGTGCCACGAGCCCGGCACGAGCCCGGCCGGGAACGCCGCGGGTGCCTCGGTCACTCGGTGCCGGCCTCGGGTGCCGGCGCCTCGCCCGAGTGCCAGTCGTCGCCCGACCAGTGCGCGCGCTTGCCGGTGGTCCCGACGAGCACGTACTCGCCCTCGAGCCACGGCTCGCGCTCGAGGGGTCGGGCGCGCTCGCGCAGCTCGGTCACGTTGCGCGGGCGCTCGGACGCCGGCACCTCGGGGTCGTAGCTGCCCGGCTTGCCGGCCGAGACGACGAACCGGGTCGAGCCGGCCGCATCCCCCTCGGCCGGCTCGTCGTCGTCGTCGTCGACGGCCGCGCTCGCCGGCACGATCCCCTCGTGCCGAGCGCCGTCCTCGGTCTCGACGACCCCTCGCACGGTCGGGGTCGGCTCGGCGCCGACCGCGGCCTCGTCGAGCTGGTCGGCCGGCACCGCGACGACGGCCGGGCCGTCGGGCTCGGTGCGCGTCGAGTCGACGGGCACCGCACCCTCGGGCGCGTTCGACTCGGGCCCGAGGTCGGGGGGCGGGGTGGTCGGGTCGGTCACGTCGTCGTCGCCTGCCTCTCGTCGAGCTGCCCCCGAGAGCACCGGCGCGACGTAGCCGCGCAGCACCTCGGGGGGATAGCTCTCGTCGTAGTTGCCGAACGCGAGCGTCACGGGGTCTCGTCGACCGGGGGACGGATGATGACGGCGCCGTTCCCGGCGAGCGCCCGGTCGGCCACCTCGTCGGTGCTCGGCCGGTAGAACGCCAGCTCGGACGCGACCGCGAGCTGCCGACCGAGCACGGCCGGCTCGATCGCCTCGAGCATCGGGTACGCGTACTCGTAGACCTCGAGCCCGGCCGAGTTCCCGACGACCATCTCGGGCCCGGTGATCGCCGGCGTGACGATGACGTTGAGCCCGGCCGGGCCGATGTTGACGGACGGCTGCCCGCCACCGGCGAGGCTCATCGCGCCCATCGCGTTCGTCGCGCCGATCGTCGGGAAGAGCGGACGGTCGGCCCGGTCGCGCAGCCGGCCGATGCGCTCCCACGACGTCGGGCCCATCGCGAGCCACTGCGGCAGCTCGTTCGTCTTCCGGTAGACCATCGACGCCGCGGCCCAGATCGCATCCCAGACCATGCCGGCGTCGCTGTCGTCGCCGGTCGGCGCGGCGTCGAGGTCGATCGTCGAGGCGCTCGTGAGCACCTCGGCGACGCCGGCGCGCTCGGTGCGCGCGGCCCGGCGCTTCGTGAACTGGTTGAGGATGATCTGCAACCCGCCGATCGGCAGCGAGAGCAGCTTCTGCGAGACGTTGAGGTACTCGCCGATCGTGTCCGAGTCCACGTTGTCGAGCTTGATGTCGAACGCGCGGCTCACGAGTTCGCTCTTCTCGAGCCCCTGCGGCGCCGGCGCGGTGCCGTACTGCGCGTGCCCCTGCGTGAGCACCGGGTCGACGATGCGCGGACGCTGGAACCCGAGCGGGGTGTCGAGCGGCATCACGCCGAGCGCGGTGAGGAACGGGCGCCCCTGCGGCGTCGGGTCGATGATCGGGCCGAGGATCGGCTTGACGACCAGCGCACCGAGACCACCGGCGACGGCGACCGTGTTCGCGGCGTCGGCGCCCATGTGCTGCGCGGCGCGGTGCATCTCGGTCTCGAGCCGCTGCCGACTCGCGGTCTCGCCGAGGTGCAGGAGGTCGTACAGCGCCTCGCCGGCCGACCGGTAGGCGAGCGGGATCTGCGAGCCCGAGACCCCGTTCGAGGCGAGCGCCGCGCGGGCCCGGTCGCTGATCTGCGTGTCGAACGAGAGCCGCTCGATCTGCGTGTCGAGGAACTCGATGCGGTCGCGGGCCCGCTTGATCGTGTCGTTGTCCTGCTCGGAGAGGTCGCGCTGCGCCTCGAACGCCGCGGTCGTCACGCCCTCGATGAGCGTCACGCACGAGTCGCGTTCCTGCGACGACTGCTCGAGCAGCGCCTTGATGCCACCGGGCGAACCGAGGCGCATCGTCGCGTCGCCGTGCATGGCACGACGACGCTCGAGGAACTCGGCAGCGGTGACACGCGCCGCGGCGAGCTGCGCCGCGCGCGGGTTGATACGGGTGTCGATCACGGGGGGGAACCTCCACGGGTGACGGATGAGACGTCACGCGTTCGCGGGGTGGCCCTATGACGGGGGGTGTCGCTGCTGCGCTGCGTTGCAGGGTAGCCACAACGCGCGACGGCCCGCACCCCCGGGCGGGTGCGGGCCGTCTCGGTCCCTGGGAGAACCGGCGCGTCGTCGGCGCGATGCCGAGACTACGGGCTCATGCCGACGTGCCGCGCTCGGCAGCGTCCCGAGCGGTGAGCAGCTCGGCGAGCTTCACCCGGCCAGCGTCGGTGATCCGGTACGGGCGCCGGTTCTCGCGCGCCTCGGCGAGCGAGCCGGCGACGACGAGCCGCTTCGCCGCGAGCTTCGAGAGGCTCGAGGCGCTCGTCTCGTACGCGGCCTCGAGCAGCCCGACCAGCTCGAGCGAGGTGAGCCCGTTCGCGTCGGCGCCGGCCACCCGCGCGAGCGCGCGCCACTTCGGCGAGAGCCCCCGCAGCGGGTCGAGCTGCTCGACGACCTCGCCGTCGATGACGTCGCCGGGCTCGACGTCGAGCACGCGCGCGTCGACGAGCTGCTCGTCGGCGAGCATCACCTTCCGGTCGTCGGCGACGAGGCTCTTCGAGACGCCGAGCGCGTCGGCGATCTTCCGCACCGAGAGCCCGTCGCGCTCGGTCATGCCGGCGACCAGCTCGCGCCGAGCCTCGACCGGGATGCTCACCCGCTTCACGTCGCCGAAGAGCCACGCGGTGTAGCTCGCGAACGACTCGAACCCGAGCGCCTCGTCGTCGTGGTCGCGCCACGCGGCCACGAGGTCGACGACCAGCTCGGCGACGTTCGCCCGGATTCGCTCGGCCCGGCGCTCGGCCGTCGAGCGGCTCGAGTACGTCACCCCGTAGCCGTCGCTGCCGACGCGCACACCCTCGGGCATCGCGTCCCCACCCCACGTCGCGTCGTGCACCAGCGCGAGCGGCGCGCTCACAGCACACCCGCCGCGCGCTGCTCGCGGGTGACGGCCTCGGCCGCGCGGCCCGGGGTGCCGTGCTCGGCGATGAGGTCGCGAGCGGCGCCCGGGAAGACGAGCACGATGAGCGAGCCGTCGTCGACGCCGAGGTCGCCGGCCTCGTCGCGGTCGGCGTCGATCGACGACCACGCCTCGAGGCGAGCCTCGTACCGTGCCGGGCCGACGGTGAGGTCGGCGAGGTCGAGCACGACGGCGCCGGCGAGCCGGGTCGCCGCGGTGGCGATGTCTGCCGCGGTGATGCGCGGCCGGGTGCGTGAGGTGGTCATGCCTGCATGATCGACCGAAACCCGTGCCACCTTGAGCCAAACTCGGCCACGTTTCGGGCTCATCACCCGAACGAGGGGGGCGCGCAACCTCTCGGCCTTGCCGGGTGTCCAGAACTGGACACCCGAGCCCGGTGGACGCCGGGCAGCCACGGGGGGAGCTGCCCGGCGCGAGGCGACGCTATCGGCCGCGGCACCGCTCGGCGACCCACTGTGACGCGACGATGCGCGCATCGAGCGGGGGCGCCTCGCCGATGTCGCGCTCGATCGCCGCGGCGAGGTCGTCGACGGCCGGGCCCGTGATGCCGCAGCCGTGCCGGCCCTCGTTCCACGCGCGGCGCAGTACCTCGTCGAGTACGGGCGGGAACGTGACGGGGGTGCGCGTGTAGCTCGGCGAGCTGGTCGCGCTCGGGCTCGGCTCGGGGGGAAGCGGTGCCGAGCCCGAGCCGCACGAGGCGAACACGAACGAGACGATCACGGCGAGCCCGACGAGCGCGAACACGGCGACCAGTGCGAACCCGCAGCCGCGAGCGACGGGTGACTGCTCGATCGGGATGCCGCGGGCTCGGCCTGCGGTCACGAGGTGAGCGGGTGCCCGTGCTCGGCGAGGTAGGCATCTTGCGCCGGCGTGAGGGTGCGCCCGCACGAGCGCAGCAGCAGCAGCCCGTCGACGTACTGCGCGGCCCGCTCGCTCGTGCGCTCTTGCTCGGCCTCGAGGAGCTGCTGCCGCTCACGGATCGCGAGAACGCGCGTGTCGACGTACGCGGGATCGTCGGTCGCCGCGACCGAGGTGAGGTGCACGGCCTCACGGGTGACCAGCGCGCCCGGCCGCTCGGTGCCACGGATCGGCCGCAACGAGCGGAACGTGACGCTCATGCCGTCGTGTGTGCTCGTGAGCAGCGCGACCGAGCGGTCGAGGGTGTCGGGATAGAGCTGCCACGTCATCACGGCGCCGTTGAGCGTCGAGTCGTCGCGCAGCTCGAGCCCGTAGCCCATCCGGTCGGGCATCGAGTCCGAGTGCGTGAACGTGAGCCCCACCCGGCGCGGCGCCGAGCGGGCCCGCTCGAACGCGCTCGGCACGAACTGCTCGCGGTACTCGACGATCGTCGGCTTCCCCCGGGAGTCGGGCAGCACCTCCACGATGTCGGCCGGCCGCTCGTAGGGCATCACGAGCGCCTCGACGACCCCCCGCACGCGGTCGATGTCGTACTGCGCGCTCGGGATCGAGCGCACCTGCACGTCGAGGTCGGGCAGCACCAGCGGGGGAAGCGTCGGCAGCGTCATCGGGGGTCGTTCCTCTCGTCGTCGATCACTGCGTCACCGCAGCGCCGGCCGTCGTGTTCGCGACGGCGTTCGTCGCGCGCTGGTCTGCGGTGAGCGGTGGCAGCCCCTCGAGCGCCCGCCACTCGTCGGTCGTGAGCGCACCGCGCTCGTGCATCGCCCGGTAGCTCGCGCTGCGCTCGGCGAGCGGCGGCTGCACGTAGTCGCCGGCGACGAGGTGCAGCTTGCGACCCCGCGGCAGCGCCCACGCCGAGAGCGCCTCGGTGATCTTGCGCGAGAGCGGCCGAAGCATCTGCCGCCAGTGACCATCGAAGAGCGACGTCGCGTTCGCGTAGGTGAGCCCGCTCGGCTGCTCGAGCCCGATGAGGTACGGGGGGACGCCGAACGCCGCGGCGATGCGCTGCTCGTCGAACACGCGCAGATCGAGCAGCGCGAGGTCTTTCGGCGAGATCGTGAGCGTCTCGAGCTTGATCCCGCTGCCGAGCACCGCGGGCGCCCCTCGCCGGTTCTGCGCTGCCTCGAGCCACTGCTGCCGAGCGAGCATCGACTGCCGGCGCGTGAGGCGCTGCTCGGACGAGAGCACGCCCCACGGGATGCCGCCACCGTCGGCGAGGTCGGCGCCGTACTGCTCGAGCGCGCCGGCCGAGCGCAGGTTGCCGGCGACCGCTTGCAGCGGCGAGAGCCCGGTCGGCCACCCGGCGAGGCTCATGTAGCGGACGTGCGTGAGGTCGAACGGGTACGCGGGCTCGCCGTTGATCGAATACTCGCGGTGCGACCCCTCGGGAGCGAACTGACACGTCACCCGGTCGGGGTCGACGACCATGAACGACGTCGGCAGCAGCGTCTCGAGATCCCACCCGGTCGCGTGCACGTAGAGGTCGCCGCGGGTGAGGATCGAGACGACGGCCTGCGTCATGAACTCGCCCCACGACGCGTAGAGCCGGGGGTCAGGGTTCTCGGTCCACCCGTAGAGATCGGGGTCGATCGGGCGCCCGCGGTCGGTGATCGAGAGCGGCATCGAGGCGAGCGCGTTCGCGTTGAGCGCCGTGCACGCGAACACGGTGCTCACGCGCCCCCCGAACCCGGCCGCGCCGGCTGCGCCCCCTCCGGTGCTCCATCCGGTCTGCCACTGCGACGGCCACCCCGACCACGCGGCCGGGGTGAACCTCGGCGTCGGCAGCCGGCTCTCGAGTTCGTCGCCGTCGAGCACGATCGGCTCGGCGCCCTCGGCCGCGTAGGTGGCCGGCGAATCGGGCCCGACGGTGCCGATCGGGCCGTTCGAGGGGTCGGCGAGGCTCGGATCGCGGGGGAACCCGCGCGTCGAGAGGTCGACGGCGCTCGAGCCGCGCCGGTCGACGACGGTGAACGGCTTGCGGTCGGGCTCGGTCACCGCGAGCGCCGGTACAGCTCGTCACCCGGGCCCGCGGTGCCGTGCCGCTCGACGAGCCCCTGCACTGCCTCGGGCGAAAGGTGCGTCGCCGCGAGCCCCTCATCGGGCACGATCTCGGCCGATGAGGGGTCGATCGGGCCCCCCGAGCCGTCTTCGGGCCCGATGTCGCCCCCGTTCGAGCTCGAGACGGCGCCCCCACCCCCGACGACCTGCGAGCGCAGGTGCAGCGGGCCCTCGGTGATCTCGGCGAGGTCGTCGAGCTGCTCGCTCACGTCGACCGCGGGCATCTCCCACTCGGGCCCGGCCTCGCACGCGATAGCACCGTCGGCGTGCATGAGCGCCTCTTCGAGCGCCGTGAGCGCGAGAGCGGCCTTTCGACCGGGCGGTAGTAGCTGATTGAGCACGCTCGCGGTGATCTTCACCGTTGCGTGCACCAGCTCGAACGCCGGCGCCGTGTTCTCGTTCTGCCGGTGCCGGTCGAACCTCTTACCGATCTCGGCGTCGTCGAGCATCCCCACGAGTTGTCCCCTCACGCTCGGTCGCGGTGAGCCCGCTGCACGGCCCACGCGATGCACCGCACGAGGCTCGTCGACTCGTTCCCGGTGAGCAGTATCGCCGCACCGGCCGTACCGGGGCGAACACGGGCCGAGATCACGGCCTTCGACGCTTCCTCTTCGCCGTCGTGCACGAGCTGCCCGGTACGCACCAGCTCGCGCAGCAGCGGCAGCGCCGAAGAGGTCTCGCTCTTCCCGGCCGGCTCGATCGGCAGCTCGACGTCTTCGAGTTCGGCGTCGTCGACGAGGCTCGCGCCGACCAGCATGAGCGCGTCGAGAGAGTCGCCCGCGGTCTCTTCACACCACTCGACGGCCTCTCGACGGGTGCCGAACCGGTAGCCACCCACGACCACCCGGCCGTCGCGGGTGAGCGCGGCAGCGGCAGCCGCGGCACCTTCACCGAGGTCGTCTTCGAGCGCGACGACGAGCAGCTCGCCGGGCGCCGGCGCACCGTCGCCGGTGAGCCCGTTCCATGCGCTCTCGTCGACGAGCGGCTCGTCTTTCGCCGGTTTCTCGATCTTGACGACGTTCGGCCACCGATTGAGCCACTGCGCGTCGAAGCTCGAGATCGGGTCGGGCTCTTCGGGGTCGATCGACTCGCCGCGCAGCACCTTCGCGTACGCGCTCGTGATGAGCCGCTCGCGTTGCTTCGACCAGTGCGGCGACGCCTCGCGCCACGTTGACACCTCGCCGCGGGGTGCGTTGCCCGGGGGAGACCACTCGAGCAGCAGCCGAGCGGCCGGCTCGAAGAGTTCGGCGATCGCCGCGGCCCGGCGCTCGAGCATGAGCCCGGTCGCCTTGCGGTGCGCCGTGCTGAAGAGCCCGATCTGCGCGGCGATCTGCTCGACCGTCGTCGGCTCGATCCCCTCGTCGACGGTGCTCGCGGGCACGTCCCACCCCTCATCGACCAGCGCGAGCCCGGCACCGAGCCCGTACGCGTTCCCCTTCGCCCGCAGCACCCACCTCGAGCCCGTCATGAACGGCCCGGTCGAGATCCCGGGGTCGAGGTTGTTCCTCGAGGCGACGAGCCCGTTCTGCTCGGCCCACGCCCACGCCGGCCGGATCACCTCGCGCAGCAGCGAGACGTCGCGCGCCGTGTGTAGAACGAGCTGGTCGCCCCACCGCTCGGGCGCCTTGAGCACCCGATGCAGCGCCAGCGCGCGCAGCTTGACGCTCTTCCCGCACTGCCGGGCCGTCGAGTCGATGAACTCGGCCCACACGAGCAGCCCGTCGGCGTCGTGCTCGAGGATGCGGTAGACGGCGAGCCGCTGCCACCAGCGCAGCCGGCCACCGCGCGTCGTGCGAGCGTGCACCTCGAGCACCTCGGGCCCGTACGTGCCGACCGCTCGAGGGTGCGGGAGCGTCATGAGGCGCGGCCAGACGGCCCCCTCGGGCACCTCGCGCAGCCGTTCGAGCCACGGTGCGGCGTCCCACACGGGGTCATCGGGCCCGGGCACGCGCACGAGGTCGGGGTCGATGCGTCGCTGCCCGTCCTCACCGATCGTGACGGCCTCGGGCGGGAATGTCGGCCGGCCGTCGTCGAGGCGCCCGTGCGCGGCCGAGTTCACTACCGGCGTCGCGGGCACCCCCCTCGTGACCTGCGCGTTCGTGTCGCTCGACCGGGAGAGAGAGAGATTCTTCATTGCGGGGTCAGGGTGGCGAGACCCCCTCGAAGAACGACCCCCCTCACCGTGAGTAAGGGTCGCGGGGGCCGATGCGTCGCGGGCGCGCGCCAGCTCGACGAGCGCGGTCGCCGAGCGCAGCATCGAGCCCTCGCGTGCCGAGTGCAGCGCGCACTCGGGTCGCAGGTTGCCGGGTCGATCGCATCCACCGAAGAGCCGAGCGAGTACGTGCCCGGCGACGGTGGCAGTCGCGCCGCACACCTCGACCCCCTCGAGCACGGTGCCGCTGCCAGCCACCGGGACGAGGCAGCGTCGCCCTCGTCGGGTGAAGAGCGCCTCGCGTATCCGTTCCCACCGTCCGCGGTCGACGTCGAGAGCGGACTGCGCCGGGGGGTGCGGCATCCCGCAGCCGCAGCCGTGCACGAGTCCGTCGCTGCTCGGGGTGAGCAGCTCGACGAGCTGGTCGAGGTCGATCGCGGTCACGCGTTCACGTCTCCATCGCTCGAGGTGGTC